ACTGGCACTGCGCTTGATCCTCTACTGGATGATGATTATTATGATGATTAAGGAATAACAGGTCCGACCTTTATTTCAAAATGATCTAAAAAAGTTGTTGACATTTGCTTTGATGTGGTATAGAATGGCTACATCAAATGGAAAAACTGAAAGGAAATTGATTATGGCTATTAAACTCGACATGCTCACTGCAACTCTTTTCGCGGCTCGTAATGAAGCCGACAAAGCAACTACTGACTACATCTGCGAATACGGCGAGAATCCAATGGGATGTGGATTTGCCTGGGTTAAAGTAAAAGGCGTCCGCGGAAAGGCCCTGAACATTCTCAAGGAGTTCGGATTCAGGAAGTCCTACGTTGGTACTGGCCACTCCTTGTGGAATCCTTCTCAGAGCTTCACTCAAGACATGGACGCCAAATACGTTGGCGCTCAGGTTTACGCTGAAATGCTTCGAGAAATCGGTATTGATGCCGAAGCTCAATGTCGGCTAGATTGAAAAAACAGTTGACATTTTCGAAAAACTGTTATATAATTGGCTTGTAAATCAAAAAAGGATACTGCTATGAAACTCGTTATTCAAACTCAAATCCGCGAAAACTATGGTGCTCACGACTGGAATGGCGAGGGCGAGTGTCCTCAGTACTGGAAGTTCAAGGGTGGTAACACCTATGTGGTTCGTGACTTGAAAGAGTCTCATGTTGTTAAGATCAACATGAGTGGTATTCCCACGCTCTCCTGTTTGATTGAGGACAGCAACGAGTACGCTGAAGAGTACATCCTTGGCTATGACGTAGTTGAAGACGACGCAGTTGAGTGTGAGGAGTGGGAGACTCCTATCGAATTCGTTTGGGGTAGCGATCGTTGGTTGGCCATTCGTGAAACTCGTCCTGACGAGTACGATTCCTGGGCCAATGGTATTACTCTCAAGTCTGAAAGCTGGATTCCACTGAAAGGTGGTGAGCGCGCTCATTATGAGTGCCATTATTACGATAGCAATAATCAGTTAGTGGAGGCAGCGTAATGCATACCGTTTGGTTAATTACCTACAAAGGTCAAACTGAATCACCTTATACTTGGTCTGCTTTAACTATGAACCAAGCGTATAACCTTCTTCAAGATTTACAACACGAATATCCTTATCGTGAGTGGGCTATCGAAGAAAAGGATGTAAGCTAATGGCAGTACTTGCTGAAGAACTAATTGACATTGATGCTATTGACGCAGCGATTGAAAAGCGTTTCTCTCAGCCCAGTGGATGCTATGGTGATACCTATTGCCACTGCGACGTAACTGTTCTGAAACATCGACGTGAAACTTTTCGCTCGAAGGATGCCGAGTATATGGCACTCCCGAGCGAACTTAATTGGTAATGAAATGAATATATTTGTACTCGACAACGATCCAAAAATTGCAGCAACCTATCTCTGTGACAAGCACGTCCCTAAGATGATTGTCGAGTCTGCACAAATGTTATCAACCGTGCATCGTCTACTTGATGGGATTCCTGAAAAACGCAGGAGCAAGTCTGGTAAGACTATGCAAACATATTACGCATTTGGAGATGAGCGAGACGAACTGTACTACCTTGCAGTTCATAAGTTTCATCCCTGCACTACATGGACAAAAGAAAGCAAAGCAAATTACGAGTGGCATTACAAACATTTTAAAGCGATGGCTGAGGAATATCAATTCCGTAGAAATCGCGTACATTCAACATATCAAAAGCTTGGTGAGATACTAGCCAAGCCTCCTAAAAACATACCAGACATCGGGTTGACTGAGTTCGCTCAAGCGATGAGTCATTACCCAGATTGTAAAGTTCCTGGTGATGCTGTAACAGCATACCGGAAATACTACCATGCAGCGAAGCCTTTCGCTAAGTGGGAGTGGGGAAGGTCAGCGCCTGATTGGTGGCGCGGATTTGAAGGATATAAAGGATCACATCCTGATTGGTTCCTTCAGGAAAAACAGGCCTAAACTGTGTTTTTTATAAAATACTATGTGCAACTAGGAGAAATGATATGCCGAAGAATATCGCGAAACAACTCTTGTCCGACGCAAGGCGAGGAATCATTAGTTATGATGAATTGCTGTGTGTATGTTTAGAAAGACTTGAAAGTATTTCAGAAGTCGATCTATACCAAATGGCTCTCGACGAAGGATTTATTCAAGTTCAACGAGTTGAGCAAGAAGAAGATAAATTTGAAGCTGAGCTTAAAAAGCTTGATGCTACACAGCGAATTATCGAAAAAGTACTAAGACGATACGGAGAGTAAACGATGCTCGCTGATTGGATGTACTGGTTAACCGCGATTGTGTTTACTGTTGTTGGCTTTACTTGGGGCTTAGAGTACAATAAGCAACACATCATATCTATGACTATTGATTCACTTATCGAGAAGGGCTACATTAAAACACGTGGTTTCGGTAGAAACAAGGAAATGCTTAAGTACGACGAAGAGTAGATTATGATTACACCCTTTACATTATTTCATGTAACGTTTGTACACCCAAGAACATGCGACTTAATCTATAAAGGTGTCATGCGATATCGTGATGCTATGAAGTTCGTAGAAGAAAAAGAAAAACAAGGTATAGCTACTTGCGTAGAACTATATAAGCGTGAATCAGAATAGTTTATATTATGGAATCATTAATTATAGTCGGGGAAGCTCCCGGCAAAACAACGCCAGAAAAATCTCCAACTAAGAACCGAGTAATCAAGTGGGTTCAACGCTCGTTTGACTGGACGAATCGTTCTTATAATGATATTGAACTCGTTCGTAAATATGATAAAGTAATAGCGCTCGGTAATGTTGCTTCTACTTGGTTAGAAAAGAATCAGGTACCACATCTCAAGATACCACATCCAAGCCCTCGTAATCGTATGTGGAATAATCCCCAAACTGAAATTGATACCATCAGGAGAGTCACGGAGTATCTCTCATGATAGTGTGTATTTGCAAAGCTTTAACTGAAAATACTATCCGTGAGATGTTAGAATATTCTGATATTGAACTGATTAAACAAACAACTGGTGCTGGAACTCAATGTCAAACTTGCTTAGAAAAGCTAGAAGAACTAGCACAAGAAATACGTGGAAATGAAGATCTCTAAAAGAACAAAACAAATTCATAAAGAAACGGCTACTCAAATAGGTACTGGTCTATTAGTTAACTATCCTTTAAATCTATCCTTATTGTTTATATTCATCGAAAGATTAAACGTTACAGACCCAATTGTATTAGGAACTATGGTTACTTGCGTAATGACTGTTGTTGCTTATATAAGAGTCTTTCTAATAAGATCGTATTTTTCAAAACATCTAAAATAAAAAAAAGGGGCTTCAGAACGAAGCCCCTAAAGAGTGGTAGCTGAACGCTACTCTTCTTATAACCTATTAAAATAGGTTTGTTACGCGTACTTTTCTGTAGTACTTGTTGACACCAGCGTCAAGTCTTCCAAGAGCGCTAGAGTTGCCGGAAGCAAGATGGCCTTCAGCGAATGGGTTTGCGACCATGCCGTAGCGGGTCTTAAATCCAATTTTTGGCTGGAAGCTGTTCTCACCAACCGCACGAACCATTTGTAGAGGAACGTATGGGCAGTAGAAAAGACCAGCGTCAAATGCTGATGTACCTTTGTATCCAACGATTAGGTAGTTAGAACCAGCGAATGGGTCTACATATACACGGAAGCGACCGTTAAGAACACCAGCGAAGGTGTTGCCTGTATCGTCAACTTCTAGTGAGTTACCGTTAAGAGCAGGTGCGTAGTCAAGAACACCAGCCATCTGCAATGCTGAAGCAACGTCAGAAGAACAGATAACTAGGTTACCCTTACCACGACGTGTTCCTTTTGCGATTGCGTTAGCTTCTTGCTCGATCTGGAACATTAGACCTTTGAACTTCTCAACTGACCAACGGCCGTTAGCATCGACGTCAAGATCGAATACACCAGAAGCAGCAGTGTTTGTAGCACCAACTTCAGCTGTTGTGTAGATTGTACGAACAACTTCACGGTTGATTTCAGAAAGGATTTCTGATTGAAGGATGTTCGCAAGCTCTGATTCTGCATCAAGGCCGTGTACTGCACGTAGGTCTTGAGCAAGCTCAGTTGTGTACTCAGCTTTTAGAGCTCTTGTCTTCGCAGATACAGTAACTTTCTCGATTGAGAAGGCCATTTCAGCGTAGTTAGTACCACCACCGTCGCCAAGAGCTTCAGCAGCACCTGTATCCATACCTGTACCTGTAGAGAACAATGTTGTGTTAGCAGCATCGGTTACAGCGATTGTACCTGTATGTGTACCTGTACCAGCGAAGTCTGTATCAGCTTCGTTGAACATTGCTTCTGCACCAGCTTGGCTAGTATAACGAGCTCTCATCGCGAAGATAAGGCCTGTTGGACCAGTCATTGGCTGAACGCCGCAGATGTCATAAGCAATTAGGTTAGGAACAGCTCTACGAACTAGAGAGATTAGCACTGGATCGTAACCGGCGACTGGACCTGCTGCTGTAGCTAGACCACTGAAACCGTTTGCACCAGCATCGTTAGCTGGAGCTTCGTTCAAGAGGCTAGTCATATTAGCAGATAGATCACCTGTTTCGGCTAGTGCACGCTCTGTGTTCTCAAGAATAGTAGCAGTTACTGCTCTCTTGTGAGCGTCTTTGATTGGTGAAAAAGATTCGTGCTCAAGAATTGGGCTCCACTTTTCCACAAGTTTTTGATAGTTATTCATTATCGTCTATCTCCTCGTTTTAATTAACGTAAAATTTATTTATAAAAAACCAATTTTGTATTAATTATTCTTTTTTCTTGCGTTGAGTGCCTCAACAAGAGCATTAATAGAAGTGTAATCAGAAGCTGGTTTCTTTACTTCCTGTTCTTCTAGAATAATTTCGTCTTCTTCAGTGTCTTCTACTTTAGGAGCAACTTTGGCTTCGCTAAAGAAAGACTCTTTAATTACTCGAAGATTTTCAGAATAGTCTTCTATATCTTCGACATCAAGCTTTTCAGAAAGGACTTTGAATCTTTCTTTTTGATTCTCAGAAAGACCTTCTGTCATTTCTTCAAAAACTTTGCTTGCTTTGAGGCTAGCAATTGTTTTTGTTAGTTCGATGTTCTCGCTTACAAGATTGTTTCCTTTCTCTTCGAGCTCAGAAACCTGTTGTTCGAGACCTGATACTACATCAAATGTCTCTTCGTCGATTTCAATGTTATGCTCGTTGAATAGATCCTTAAGACCATTCATTAGAGATTCGGCCATCTCAACTTTAATACCAGCTTCGATAGCGATCTTGTTTTCTTCCATCCACTGATCAACTACGTAGTCTAAGTACTTGTCAACGTTCTCAACGATTTCAGTCATTCTTGTTTCGACTGCTTCGTTAAGTTCTGTTTCTAGCTTAGCTTCGAGTTCTTCTTTGAGGGAAGATGTTTTTTCTGTTACTTGTTCGTTGACTGCTGCTTCGAAAACAACTGTTAGTTTGTTTTTGAAATCTTCAGAAAGATCTAGACCTTCGAAGATAGAAGCAATTGAAGATTCAACTACGACTTCTTCTACTGTTTCAACTTCTTCAGCTGTTGGAACTGGTTGGCCCGCGCCTTCTTGACCTGGTGTTTTAACACCGGATGCTTTTGGCTCTTCTTTCTTTTTCTTATCGTGAGACTTGTCTTCGCCCCCAGCAGGTGTTACCGGTGCAGGTACGGATGAAATCCCATCGTCAGCAACGAATGCTTTTTTATCGTCTGCCATAATTATATCTCCTTTTGTTTTTTAAGTACAAATTTTAATCTGACTGCAAATTATTTATTAAAACGTTAGTTTCTCAAAGAACGAACGAATGTTTGAAACATTCTTGCTGCCGTCTCTTCATCAATTTTACGTACTACACGATTAATCTTCTTTTCAACCTCTTCAGCAATCTCTTCGATTACTTCCATAGCTCTCCAAGATGCAGAAGCGATGTCGTAGTAATACTCTCTGTTCTCCATAATGCCATTAACGAATGCATTAGGAGCTGAAGGATCAGTTACGATGTCTACGGTTGAAAGATGAAAATCTCCTTGTACTTCCATCACTCCGTTCTTTTCTCTAACTGAACCTAAACCTCTAGTAGAAACTCCTATTTTGATTCCCTCGTCGAGCAATGATTTTACAATCTCGCCCATAGGGGTGCCAAGAATTTTAGCTTTACCATAGAAGTCGTTACCTTCGCGTCTCATAGACGTAATCAAATGAGAAACACGATCCCCGTTAATCTGTGGACCATCTGGGTGTCCTAGTTCGCCTAAAGCTCTCTTAGGCTGTATGAACTCTTCGTCGTATCTTGTCATCTCTTTTTCAAGAGTATCTGATGGGTAAATACGACCGTTGCGATTCTTGATATCACCTTGCATGAAGATACCTTCGATGAAGTAATTCTTCTTACCTGTCTCAGCATTAGATTCGGTAATTACTTCGCAACTTTCATTAATTTCTGTAATTAGTTTCATAACTTTACCCTATTTTTGTAAATATTTATAAAACCTTAAGTTCTAGTTTAAACGCCCGCTTCTTTAGCGAAACTTAAGATCTCATCAAACCCTTTTTCATCTTTTGTTAAAAGGTCATGCATTTCTTTTTTATTCTTAGCATTTAAACTTTTAAACATTTTGTTAAGCATAGTAGCTTCTTTTGTGTCTAGCTTAACGGTTTTGTTGTTCTTTAATTTTAACATTCCAGCTTTCATGTTCACCATTGTTTCGGTGATTTCTTCGATTTCGTCTTCTTCGTCTAGAATTTCTGACATAGCGCTCTCATAAGCAGCCATTAGATCATCATCATCTCCAGGCTCGCTCATGCGCTTATCACCTTCTACATAAGCGTGAAGGCTCTTCATTTGAGCGAAAGCGTAAGCTAGTTTGTTCTGCCACCATTCTTCTGGATCTAATCCGTCGATAGCGAGATATTCCATGATTTCGTCTGCAGCATAGGCAATGAAGTGCAATTGACGCATCATCATTGGAATTTCTTCTTCTGGTGTTTCGTTTAAATCTACTGATGTTTCTTCTGCTAGTTTATCGATCAGAGCTTTGAATGTGCGGCCTTGTTTTTCTTCATCGATATTGCGAGGCATTTTAAAAGGCTTGTCTTTTACTGCATAGGCTTGATCATATTTAGTTTCATCTTCACCAGGAGTAACGTCTGCTAAATTCTTCTTCTTAGTTAGCCCCTCGATTTCTCCGGTGAACTGAGAATCAAGAGCAACAGGGTGTTTAATCAACTCAATAGTATGTTGATCTTTGAATCTCTTTTCTTCCGCAGATTTTGGCTGCGCTACTTCTGAAAGAATTTTCTTAAATGTTTTCATTATTAGTCCCTATGCTTTTATTTTAACACATTTATATCAATTATTTATAAACAAAGTGATTTAAGTTTTAACGCTACGCTTTTGAGCCGGGGCTGTGTTAGCGTTAGCTAGGAAGTTCTTTGCGGGTTCTTCCTTTTCTTTCTCATCTGGTGGGAATATAGATTGGAACATTTCTTCATCGTCACCACCATCGTCACTAGGTTCGTTTTCATTTTCAAATGCTATTTCGTCTTGAATTTCTTTATACTCTTCTTCGGTCATCTGAAGAACGTTAGTAACAACCCATTTCTTAGAATAGTATTTACCAATTTGTTCTTCAATGTCTCTAAGAGTATTAAGTCTTTCTCTTAAAATTTCTGTTTCTTTTAATTCTGTAAAGTAGTTATCCTGAATAAAGTCATAACGAATATCATTAACAATTTCATCAAACTCTTCAGGAGTTAGAACACCTTTCAGAATCAATTGCTTTTCTAGAATTAAGTTAAATAATCCAGAGAAGCGGTTTCTAATTCTTCTAATGAATTTTCCAAACTTCAATTCATCTCTAGTAATCTCACCAGTACGACCAAAAGCATACATCGTTTCTGGTTCTAAACGACTAATAGGTACCTTCAGCGCTTTATATAGTTTACGCTGAAAGTACTGTAAGTTGTCGTCTGTACTCAAGCCTTGAGCTGAACCTCCAGCAAGAGTATCAACTTCTGTACTACGTTCTCCACCTCTACGTGGGAACCAAAAATCTTCTGTCATTGTCATCATCTTGCGAGAATCAGAGATCTCACCAGTTGATGCGTTATATTGTAACTTGTTCTTATGGCGAGTCATCATATCACGTAGATATTGCTCTGCCTTATTCTTTGGCAAGTTACCAACATCAATATAGAAAATACGTCTTTCAGGAGCTCTTGTTAGTGTGTAAATAACAGTAGCATCTTCAAGCATACGAAGCTGGTTAAGAGGCTTAATTGCAGGATGTAAATGGGATAGTACTAAACTATTATTCTCATTCATCAATCCTGAAGTAACTCTAGCGATAGAATCTTTAGAGATCTTAAAACCAGTTGTTGAACCTGATGCGCTAGTCGCTCCAAATCCAGACTCAGAATACAAATAATATTCGTTCTTTATTTTCTTAGTAGGAGCTCCAGAATGAGGATCTTTTTCCTTCTTGTCGATCTCACGAATAAGTTTTAGTTTTCGTGCATCAACATATCTAAGTTCTGTAATTCCTTTCTTTATGTTCTTGGGATCTATGATGACGTGATAGTTTAGTCTTCCGTCTACATAAAACTTTTGGAACATATCATAAGCAGTATTAGAAAAATCTAATAGAGCTAGTATATTATAAAATTCATCAACAATCTTTTCTTTAACTTTATCAGGAAGTTCTGTTTCTTGAAGAGAAATTTCTACAACCTGTTCGTTAACATCAACACTAATTGCTTCGTTAATAATATCGTCTAGAGCTTGTGCAATTTCAGGTTGCATAGCCATAGCACGATATTTTGTTACAAGCTCGGATTCGGTCTTAGCCGAACCCTCAAGGTCTAAAATCGTATTATAAAATCCACCGAGCGCATTACCTGAAACGGTAATAGCTCCATCATCGTTTTGAGGCTCAGCAAACGAAACTGGTTGTTGAGTTGTTTCGTTTTCTGGCCTCTTAATCTCAAAGCCAAAAATTTTCACTATTATTTCCTATAAATTATGTAGTAGGAATTCCGGTCGTTCCTTCAACTCTCCAGAAGTCGTATTGGAACGTTACATTGAATTCTTCAATTGTGTCAGTAGTAGACCAGTCCATAGCAATTGCATCGATAGTTATTGGATACATTCCTTCAAAAACATACGTACGGATAGGATCTCCGTCTTTACTATACTGAGTAATAATTCCGTTTGATTTATAATCAGCAGGTAATGAACGAAGGTTTCCGTCATGCGAGTTAATCGCATTAGACCAAGCCTCCATCGCATTTCTGATTAAGAAATCTTCATCGTTGATGATTGTAACGGTCCAATCTTCAAATGTTCTATCGCCTGCGTATTTTACCTGACGACCAAAGTATGGTGCTGTAAAAGAACCTAAGTTAGAAGCTGGTAGACCAGCAGTTTTAACCATGAAAGGAACTTTAAAGTCGGCTTCAGGAGCTACAGGGTTTAGAATTTGAACTTGGAACAGAGTTGGACGAGCGCCACCACCTACTAGTTGTGACTTGAACTCGTTAATATTAAATGCCATGTTCTCGTTCTCCTTTTTATTAACTATTTATTATGAAATCGAGCCAACAATTTCTTCAAACTCAATTCCTGTTCTTGTAGCTACAAAAGTAAGCTCAATAACATTGATTGAGCGAGCAGGCTTGATAAAGATATTTGCTCTAAATTTACCCTGATCGATAATTGCAGGTGTGTTAACAGTTGCATCAGAAATTACTCTGAAGTCAATGATACCACGTCGACCTTGAATTTCTCTCAAGAATGGTTCAACAATGTTTCTGAATTGTGTTTGAGAGAATTCATCGTTAAGTTCGAACAAGAATGATTGAGCGGCATTTGCAATAGCTTTCTCAACAGCGATGAACAATCTACGAACGTTGATTCTATCAAACGCACTTGGTAATCCAAGACCTGTTTTATCACCGAATAGAACGATACCTTGTCCTACTTGTGACATTACTGGGTTAACATCAGCGCTATATAGTTGGTCACGCTGTGCTTTGTTAGGATTGAAAGCAAGTTTAACTACGTTCTTAATTACACCTTTACGATAACCAGCTGGTGATTCAAAAGGTTCTACTCTTGAAGCAAGACCTGCCATGTCACCGTTTAGTGGAACCCAACGGTACTTATCGTTGTACTTGTCATAACGATATTTGTAACCGCTATCCATGAACCAGTAAGAACTGTTCTGAAGTCTGTTGCGGTATGCAATAACGTTTGCTAATTTAGTGTTTGTCTTATTCTCATCTACAACATCAGCTTTAGAAGGAGAAACGAAAGCTACTACGTCTTTTCTTGAATCTGCTACGTTGCTGATTAGGTAGTTAGCTAGAACACCATTTTGGTCACCTTTACCTTGTAGGACAAAGGATAGATCAATTTCGTTAGAGTTAGCGAATAGATCATAAGCTGCTGCTAATGTACCAATTGATGTCGCAGTTTCTGTTGTACCATCAGTACCACCACCGAATGTTTCGACTGCTGATGTTGCTGCTACTAGTGCAGCTGAATTAGCTACTGCAATCCAGTCAGAACCATTATCGATAACATCTACGAAATAGTTAGATGAACCGTCTAGCTTTGTTGCTGAAGCGCTTGTAGAAACATCGTTATAAACTTCTAGAATAGCGCCTTCTTCACCAGTAATTGCTCCAGTCTTGTCTTTTACAAGAATGTGGAAGTTATTAGTGGATGGTGCTTTACCAAATGTTGAACTTGCAGACCACTTGCGTGTTAGTTTAACTTTGCTAGGCTGTGTTTCGAATAGTTTATACAAACTAGTGAATGCAATCTCGTATTGGTAGTGAGTAATTAAAGCAGTGTTACCTGTTTCTTCTTCTACACCGTACTGATCGAGTGCTGTTTCTGTGAAAGTAGAAACTACTAGTGATTGATAGCCTACTGAATCGTTACCGATTTCAATAGTGTCGCCTGAGCTGATTGCTGGTAGTTTATCTGTTTCTACAACAAGTAAATCAATTGAGCTAGAAGCATATTCTAGTTCTGAACTGAAAGACAAAGATGTGTTTCCTACTGCGGTGAAGGTGAAAGTATCTAGTAAATCACCTACTGCAGCTACATCATTTGAAAATGCAGTTGATTTAGCGTATGAAACTTCGATAGCATTACCCAATGCGCCAGGATATAGTGCTTCAAAAGCACCTGCTGCTGAGTTTCCTTCATCAACAGATTCGCCATCAAGTACTAAGGTAGTATATCCACCTGCTTTGGCTGCACCGTTATCTGCACGAACCACCCAAAGAGCGTTTGCGTATGAAAGATAATCAGCTGCTACGAAAAAAGTTTCGAAGTTATTGTCGTTTGGTTTGCCGAAACGCTCTACTAATTCGTTTTCTGAAGAAACAAGAACTGTTTCTCCAACTGGACCCCATCTAAAAACACCTGCTACAGCAGCAGGTGGCGTTGCGATGGCTGGTACCGCTGCGGATGCGTCCACCTCACGAACGATTACGGAAGGACTTACGGAAAAAGCCATATTATTCTCCTTTAATATTATCTATTTAAACTTAAGTTTGTTTTTTAGTTATCACTGTTTTATTTATAAAATCTAAAGGTTTATATTTGCCAGCCCTCGCGAACGGCTTGAAAGCCATCGTCATCTGGTAAATCTTCTCCCGTATCAATAAAACCGAAAGGAAGCAAGTCTTCTTCAATTTGCTCTTCCGTTTTTTGTCTCAATTTCATGAGAGTATTTATGTCTGTCAAGTCTTTGAAAAATGTTTGGTCTGTTAGCCACGCAAAAATTACTAAATTCATTACTAAGTCGTCGTGTGATCCCGACTCAGCTTCGTATGAAGAACCCTTTTTCGAAAACCGTGATAACTCCTGTATTGTGTTAAAGTCTCGCAATAACAGTTGATTCTGTTCAATCAACATTTTTAATATAGTACAACCAACAGATTTTACGCTTTTGGTTGTTCGAATTCCATTATCTACTCTTTTTCCAAATCCGCTTGAGATTCTTTTTCCGTTTCTACCAGCGTTTTCAGTATAAAGAAGATTCTCATAACCATAGTCCATCAAGAGTACGTCAGAAACCTGTTCTCCGATGTCATTAATTTCTATTAATATCGCACACTCGTTGTATGTTAATCCTATTCTATATATAACTGATGCGAAATCTACCGGACTCACCATATTATCCCTGAAAGTACAAACTTGTTTATAGGGCATCTTAGTGATGTCGATTATGTTAAAAGTAGAATAATCGAGACCTTTACCACGAGAAACGTCCACTGTCATTACATAAGAATGATCTTCGATTGCTCTTTCATATTGAGTTAACCCTTCGCTTTGAGCTACGGGTCTAGAATAAGCAAGTTCTTTTAGTTTTGATCCATCGATAAGCGTACCAGAACTACCTAAGAATTGGCAACAATATTCTTGGTTGAATTTTTCTTCATCAAAGTCGAGCGCTTCAAGTGTTTCTTGTTTCCACTTTTCATCTCGACCTGGGACATCGTACCACATAACCTTAACATATTCATATCCATTCGTTCCTTCTTCAGCTCCCTTGCATGTTTTCCAGAAATGATTTAGTCCGTTAGGAGTTGAAGTCATAAGTAGCTTTGTTGTTTCACCAGAAGAAATAGTAGGATAAACTGAAGCGAAGAACTCATCATATCCCTCAATAAAAGCGACCTCGTCAAGATATAGAAATGATATTGACTTACCACGAATAGCAGATGAAGTAGTCGTACCCGCATAGATCTTACAGCCGTTTTCTAAAGTAATGTTTCCTTTGTTCCATTCTTCGATACCTTGCTGCAACCATTTAGGTAAAGCTTCATAAGCTAATTTGATTCTATCTAGAACTTCTCGAGCTGAGTCTCCTTTATTAGCAAGAATAGCGACTGTCTTGTGTTCATTGAAAAGAATATAGTGAAGGATAACTGCAGTAGCTGTTGTAGTCTTACCGCTCTGTCTAGCTGTTAATACTGCTACACGTCTGCTATTTGTAATCTTATTAGTAATTTCTTTTTGATAATCATACATGTCGAGAGGAATGAATCCCTTGTCAACGTGTACGATCTTAATATAATTTTCGGCAAAATAAATGGGATCTTGAGCACAGCACATGTACTCCTTAATTTGATCAGGAGTATATTCAATCTGTTCATTCGACCTTTTAAGGTACGTGTTTCCCAGATAACCGTTACTCATTCTCGCCCTTTATCATCTTAAGTAAATCTGCTGTTGATACGATTAGATTGTTGTTGGTAACATTTGTTTCAGTCTTGTGTTCTTCTTTTGCGTAGCGTTTCTTAGTCGACATATCAACATAATCTTTGTTAGCATCAAGAAGTGTTTTCATTAGAGTAGAAACAACTTCAAAGGCTCGAGGTGATTCTGACTGCTTAGCGATCTCGACCATTTCTTTTACTGCATCATCACCTAGATTAATAATGTTCTCGATATTTTTCTTAGCTAGCTCGATGTCTTTTAGATTCTCTTCAGCACCTGCATCAGGTATAGCTGGTAGTGTTTCGGCTCTTTGAACTGGCAAGTGGTCTGTGTCGAAAGAATTAGCGGGTAACTGTGTTTCCATTTTATTCTCAGAATCTTCCATTGCTTCTTCAATAGGTCTTAGACCCAGTGTAGATGTAATCTTATCATCACTCATTTTCGTTTCTCTCCATGACTCTCTTTCTTAAATCACTACTACTAAATCTATGATCTCGATTGTTGAAATAAAGATCGATGTCGCGTTTTCGACAAATGTCTTTTCCTGTAAAATCTTTATCTCTATATTCTTGTCCTAGTATGCGAACGTGAATAGTATACAACTGAAGAATATCTTCTAAATCTCTTTCTGTGTTATAAGGAATAATCTCGTCAACGTAACTCACTGCTTTGAGTTGAGTATATCTCTCAACTATTGTTTGAACAGGAGGGTTTTTCTGTGGTCTATCTAAACTAGGATCCATTTGCAATCCACAGATTAGGTAGTCACACTGAGATTTTGCTTCTCTCAGCATTTGTATGTGACCTGCATGAAGCAAGTCGAAGCTACTGCATGTAAAACCAATTTTCATTTTTTATCCTTAACTGGATGGTGCTGTATTCGCGATTTCTTCAGCGTAATCCCAGTTATCATCAAATTCAATTAAACTATAATCGATACTTAAATCCCTGTTTGTTGTAGGCTCGTTGTTAGCAGTCATTCCTGGTGTTAACGAGTAAAATTCTTCGAATGTTGCATTAGTAGCAGTATCAGTAGCGTAGCGAACATCGACAAACTTGATAATGCCTTTTGTTTTCTCTGGTCCGAAGAACCAACCTTTCATTGTAAAAGTAAGCGTATATAAAATACTGCGTCTTTCTTCAAAGCTACCCTCATAGAGTTCATCCATCGACACTCCGTTCAATATTAGAGGAATATCTATAGGTTCTAATCCAGGAATCAATCTCACTGTGCTGGTGAAATCAGGATTGAAGAAAGGAAGAATTTGTTCTAATAGCTTCACCGCATCTTCTTGATACTTAGCCATGATGTACAAAGAAAAATCTAAGTTGTAAGGTGTTCCCGCATACACGAACTTGCGTCCACCTATTGATTCATCAACAACTGTTTTTCTTATCTTAGTGATAGGAGAAATCTTACGTTCACCGTCATAAGTCATGTTAGTAAGTTCAAATGACATACGAGGTAGGTTGATTGCGGACTTTGTTTTAAAATCTGGATTCTGTTCTATTCTTGCTAGAATCTTTTGATATGGCGCATAAGAGATAGGTACAATCATTCGCTGCTGAAGCACTTGATTGTTATCAATGCGCTCAACAGTTAACTGATTAAAGTAAGTACCGAATAATGCTACATACTTACGTATTGATGCGTTGTAAAAATAATTTGCTATTGCCATTAGGAATCACTTATGTTTATATTTTCGCTAAACGGATCTGCCTCAGAGAAGTCAAGAATGTTATCACCCTCTGTTTCAAATACGTAGTTTCTAGCAAGATTATCAGCACCATCAGTAACACCAAACTGATCACCTGCTGTGTTAGCAAGAGCTTGTAGTGTTGTCGTGTTGCTTGTATCAATAGTGTCGAAGTATGTGTCGATAGGCTCACGACCAGTCTGGAATCTTTGTCCACTGTATTCGATAAGTTCTGCTCTCATGTCGTAAGTCTGAAGTGTACCTGTTTGATAGAAGATACCTTCATGCTCAACGAACTTGATCTCGTACATCTTCTCACTAAGCGGGAAGTAGATTAAGTCACCTTCTCGAGGACGAACTAAATCTGTAACTTCTCTTGTGACGAAGCGCTCGAACGTGCGATTAGCTACGGTAAATGTAACTGTGTCTCGAATTTGTAAACCGAATTTAGATAGGAAATCACCCTCGCCTTCGAATCCATCAACGTTCTTGACGTAAGCTTCAAATTCGAAAGTCTCATCATATAGAGGAAGATCGTCTTCATTGAATACTCTGTCAATAGCACCAAACGAACGCTTGATGTAGATAATATCTACACCATACATTTTAATTGATTCAATAACTAGATCATCGATGAGTTGTTGCTCATTGAAGTTTGAGTAGTTATTGAAGAATACGTTAGTAGCCATGATTAACGCTTATCCAATAAAGTTATAGGTAAGAGGCTGATACGAACGTATCGCTTCTTCTTCCATGTTTTTTCTTTCTTCTCTCGCTTCTTGTAAAATTTGTTCGCCATTAAAAGATACGCCGCCGACTAGCTGCATATTCGTGAACTTAGTTAGGTTTAGTCCCCATTGTTCACGAACAAGAGTTGTAGCATAATTCTGCAACCAACGATCTCCCCAAACGTCTGAGTAAGATGCGGGATCAATCACGTCATAAGCTTCGACAATAATGTATTCTCCAGGAACTAAGAAGTTCTTATCTACATCGATATAGAGACGATTCACGTGCTTGTTATAACGAATCATTGGCTTGCCTACAAGCATTTCTTGTAAGAACTCAAGGTGAGACATTGCCATGTAATAGTTCTGAACGTTATAGCCAGTAATATCTTCGAGGTTGTTTAACACGAATTGATACTGAACGTTAAAGATACCAGAACCCGTAGAAAGATTTGTTGTAAGAGGGAAGATACCAGAAATTCCTAACAATCCAGCAGGAAGATCAATATAGCCGTTTGTTTTGTCAGCTTCAGTAATCTGATGCTTTAAATAAACGAGTTGGCTACCATTATAGTGATAGTCGCGCCAGAATGAAACAGCTTCATCGATACGATCTTCTACCTGTTCATCGGCAACGTTAATTTCGATCACAGGCGCGCCGATCTTTCGAAGGATATAATCCTTGAATAATTCTCTTGTTGTTGGTTGCGCCATAGTTTTTCTCTTTTACCTATATTTTATTATTTAGGGATAGTGCTGCTTAAATTATATCTGCTTCTGCCATTAAAAATGCAGTAAATGTTATTAATAAAGTATCATCGTATCCGCTAGCACGTCCCCAGAATTCTATACTAATTGTTTCTGAGTACTGATCGCCTTGATTTATTGGGGTCCCGGCGTCAGAATCGGCCCTTGTCTCAACATCAAAATTAAGATTTATATAATTAGTATTACTTACGTTATACCAATTGCCATTAGTGTAACTACCGCTATTAGTGGTTGCAGTATAAGTAGCGTCCTGTCCTTCGTTCGTATTTGGTGCTGCGTCCTCAACCCATACCATTTTTATAGCAGTTGGTGTTGTCGTGTTTTCATATATTGTAGTAAAGGTTATAGGGTCTAAGTCAGCTCGTACATTACTTTGATTAATCCATTCTGCAGTTGGATTATCGTTGCCGAAAGCATCCCCGCGTACTTCAATTTTAAAAACACCATTGTCATTTGTAAATCTAAAATCTACTTCAGCAGAACTACCACTTTGCCCAAAGCCAATTTCATAGTCAGCCCCAAAACATTCAACTACATAACTTGATGTGCGTCCTGTAATTGTTACTGCAGGATCAGATCCTGAAGTAGGAATTGAATTTCCACCTGTGCCGGGTACCAAACCTGCTATAACTTGAAATGTGTGTGGTATGCTCATAGTTTTAACTCTTCTACTCGATTATTTATTTTTATGGAGTATGCTCAGCTTCTAATGTAATAGTCGAAGTAGCCAAAACAGTTAATGTTGAAGCATTTCTTATCGATAGATCCCCATCATCAGCCAGGCTATCTTCTTCCATTTGAATTTCCCAAACCCTATCAGTTCCTAGATTCAACCAAACATTATCTGGTGATGTTCCATCTGCGAAATCAATTTTAATATCATAATCACTGGCTGAACCGGTGTTAAGCCAAGTTCCCTGTGAACCACTGGAAAAGTTTGCGCTGCCACTTCCTGTTGATAAATCATTTACATACCACTGACCATTATTATCTACTGTAAGTCGTATTTTAGCATAAGCGCCGTTACCGCTAGAATTAACAGTGAAGAATCCAGAAGGTGCAGTAACTGGAGATGGTGTTGCCTCCTCGCCTGCTAGTCCGACTATAACTTGAAATGTGTGTGGTATGCTCATAGTTTCTTCTTTATGCTAATCCTGTCCATTCACATTGATAATATCCGGTCGCAAGTATATTTGAACCAGCAGCATCAGATGCAATTTCTACTTTCATTGTTCCATCTTCAGAGCCGTATAAAAGAAGATCTCGACTATCTCTATACCAAAATTTTCTTGTTGTTGCTAAGCTTAGCCAACTGTTTAAAGTAGCACTATCTATTACACTTAAATTATTACCAGAATAATTTGATACTCGAATATAATACGTCGTACTTGGTGTAACATTACACCATTTAGTTGATGAAAATAAGTATCTTCCAGAACCGCCTTGATTATTTGGATCTTCATATTTGTAAATATTACCGTTAGCATCAAATTCCCATCCCATTACTAAATCATTGCTACTACTTGCTGCTCTATCAAAGAAACTTTCTGGAGTACTTGTAGTACCGTCTAGTGAAACAGTTTCAGTAGGAGCAGCCGCACCAGCTGACGTATATCCTACTGCCGATCCGTAGATAGTACTTGATGTGTCACCACATAGAAACGTAATTTGCCAATGTTGATAATCTGCCCATGTAGGTTCAGTGTTGTCTTTCCATACAATATTACTAGAAAAAGTCGGTGTATAATTGTTGCTACTGGTGTCTAATAGGAGAGTAGCACTCTTACCCTCAACATAACCACTCTCAGTAAAAGTTGTAGCTGCAGTGAGAGTGCATGTCATCATAGGAGAAGTAAAGTTGATGTTATCAGTAACGTCTATTGATGAGACCTGAAAATTGTTGTAAAGCCCGTTAGCGCCAGTGATATTAGTTAGACTTCTAGTGTCTGATATAACGTCTGTTCCACTTATTTTAATTGCCATGATCGTTTATCCTAATCTTTTCTGCATTCTTACAAATCCATAACCCAGATCATTATATTTTTGAATTATCTGTTGTTTATTAGCTTTGTCAAGTTCTTCGTCGTCGTCGAACCGACAGCTTGTATAGACTATTTCTGAATTCGAAGATTCGTATGTTTCTCTTAAAGTAACTTTATAGTTATGAATTTCCATTTTATGTTCCGTACCCTGTTGCTGTTGCTCTTACGATAGAAGAATCCCAACACGTAAATCCGATCATCCAGTATCTACTTCCTGACCAAGTAGGTTCAGTATCTGCTGGCCACTTGATGTTAGCAGAGAAAGTCGGCGTGTGCGCAGATGCAGAAGTATCTAACAATAGAATTGCAGTTTTTCCTGTATTTTTATTAGACTCGGTAAACGTAACGTTGCCAGACATTGTTAGTGTCATCATTGGCGTAGCGAAATTAATAACAGTCGTGATCGCGGTTGCGATAGGATGAAACGCATCATAAGTGCCAGAAGCGCCAGTGATGTTTTCTAGCGCTCTACTGTTGTTGATTACTGATGTTCCTGCTATTTTAATTGTCATGTTTACCCCTTAAACTGTAGCTTGGGTGCCGTATTCTGCGCGTAAGAATAATGCTCCGCCGTTGGCTGTAATCTCACAAGTCGAATAAAAAGTTCCTTGATCACACACTAACTTGATGCGCAAATCTGGATTCGCAGAACCAAAGTCAGCTTGTGTTGTTGCTCTATTCGTTTGACCAAAATTTGGATTTGCTTGCGCCATCCAACCAAAGGTTACAGGGAAATTGTAGTAAGTTCCAGAGTTGTATCCGTCACTAGCAGGAGTCGGACCAAAAGCGTAATTACTAGCATTACAATCACCGAA